GATGGAGCAACTGGTTAAGCGCGTCATGGATGAAGCGAACAGAGAGACCGCGTAATGGCAATCAATATCCCGATCATCAGCGAGTTTGACGGCCAAGGCGTTAGTAAGGCTATTAAACAGTTTAAGCAATTGGAAACAACCTCTGAGAAAGCCCAGTTCGCAATTAAGAAGGCGGCGATTCCTGCAGCTGCGGCGCTTGGCGGTTTGGCTGTTGCCCTTGGTGACGCAACCAAAGCGGCGATGGAAGATCAACAGGAGCAAGCGGCATTAGCGCTTACTTTGCAAAATGTCACGGGTGCTGGCGCTAAACAAACAGCACAAATTGAAGAACAAATTAGCGCAATGAGTCGAGCATCCGGCATTGCTGACACCGAATACCGAAAGAGCCTTGAAGCATTAGTACGCGGCACAAAAGACGTTGACATGGCAATGCGTGACATGAACCTTGTCATGGACATCAGCACAGCGCTACAAATGGACAGCACAACGGTCGCTGACGCTCTTGCCAAGGCATACCAAGGCAACTTTAAAGCGCTCCGATCATTAAGCCCAGAAATGGCAACAATGATCAAAGAAGGCGCAACCCTTGAGCAAGTCATGGATACGCTTGGCGGAACCTTTGGCGGTGCTGTAGCAAAAAACGCTGAAACCGCTGCAGGGAAAATGGCAATTTTTAAGAACTCAATTGCGGAAACTAAAGAAGGTATTGGTGCAGCGTTTCTTCCTGTGCTTGAAAAGGTGCTGCCGTTCATGCAAAGGTTTGCTGATTGGGCACAAAACAACCCACAAGCATTTACTCGAATTGCGTTGACGATCGGGGCTATAGCGGCCGCCGTTGTCGCGCTAAACATTGCCTTGGCCACCAACCCATTTATTTTGGCGACAGCTGCCGTGATCGGCTTGGCAATTGCGTTTAACAAACTTGTTGATGCCATGAGCGCAATCAACAGCATTGGTGGTCTTGCAGCCAGAATCCTTGGCGGTCTCGCAATGCCAGTTATCGGCAACGTGGCCAACATCATTGGCGGATTACCTGATCTTGCGAAATTAGTTCCAAGCGCAACAGAACCGCCACGACCAGCTGCAGGTCGCATGGGGATTCCACGTTTCGGCAACGGCGGCATTGTTACGTCGGCAACCTTGGCTCTTGTGGGCGAAAAAGGGCCAGAAGCAATCGTGCCCTTAGACCGCATGAACATGAACCAAACACCAACCAACATCACGGTCAACGTGCAAGGCGCAGACCCACAACAAGTCGTAAACGCACTCGAGCGTTATGTTCGCCAGAACGGTGCTTTGCCAGGTGCATTGCTGTGAGCACCACCGCTTGGCGTGTTCGCAACGAAACCAAAAGCATTGACTATTCGGGTATTCGTTCGCTCAATTTCACGACTGGCCGCCAAAAGTTCATTGATAGTTACAACGGCAATACCTGTTCAATCACAATTGCCAACAACAACGAGTCCACGTTTTCAGGCAACCTTGGCGACCAACTGCGCCTAATCCCGTCAACTAATGCTTATGAGGGCACAGCAATGGTGTTTTGGATTACATCGTTTATTTACAACGATGAGCCCGGCACGATGAACAACAGCACCATCACCATTCTTGGCGAGGACAACATTGCCCGTTTGGGTCGTGCGCGCGTGAACGCTGTAGGCACGCTTGGCAGCACGTATTCGCTTTATCAGGCACGCAAAATGATTAACGACAACGGCGCTCCAGTCACGGCTTCATTTACGCCTGGCGCTCGAAGTTATGCGTCAGCACAAACTTGGACTGGTTCGGTTGCCGACTTTATGCGCCAATGCTTGGACACCGAACAAGGCTATTTAACCTCAAACACTTACCCAGGTGCACCGTTGGCATTGGGTGGGGACATAAAGATGTATGGCCGTGGTGCAGATGCGCGTGCATCACAATACGTTTACGGGCGCACGCCATCAACATCCACGATCGGTTACCAAGACATTCGACGCAACAAGTTTTTTGACATTTTTGCCAACCAAGTAACCGTCAACCCTGTTGGTTTGGCATCTCAAACAGAATCCAACACAGCGTCTATTGCCGCTTACGGCGTTTATGGTGCAGACTTAACATCAAACGACAGCACAACCACAGGAGCTGACGGATTGGCATCCTATTTGGTTCAAGTGCTGTCTGACCTAAACCTTATAAACGTAGAGATTTCGTTTACCGATAAAACACAAGTTGACGGTGGGAACTACCCAACCACCAACACTTACCGCGATTGGCTTGCCGGAATGCGCGATTTACCGACCGTCAACTCGGTGCTCAAATATCGTCAACCAGGCGACACAGTTGACCGTGAACTAAAGGTTATTGCTACGGGCTGGTCATGTTCTGCGACCCCAGCAGAAACCACATGGACTGTGTATCTTGCGCCGTTTACGATCTACAACTTCTTTATCTTAAACTCGACCACGCAGGGTGTGCTTGACGAATCGCGCCTGAACTGGGGTGTCTAATGCTCACGTTTACGGTTTCTACGATCTAAGGTATTAAGTACTTATGGGAGCAAACGCACAAACAGCCGTACCAGTTTTTACCGTAGGAGAGGTACTGACAAGCGCAGAAATGACGCAAATTAATACGGGCATACCAGTTTTTGCAACAACGGCAACTCGTGACGATGCTTTTGGTGGCATTGGTGAAAAGACACTTGCCGAAGGACAGTTTGCTTACATTGAAGCAACTGATACAACGCAGTATTATAACGGTTCGGCGTGGGTAACCATTGGCGGTGGAACATACACAAGTTTTACGCCAACATTTGCAAACTTCACTTTAGGAAACGGTGCAATTTCTGTTTCATATGCACAAGTTGGAAAAATTGTTCATTACACGGGTTCGGTGCAATTAGGTTCTACCAGTTCTATGGGGACAAGCCCAACTATCAGTTTGCCTGTCTCATCGTCTATGTCATTTGCAGTAAATATGGGAGTCGGAACATTGACTGACTCCAGCGCTGGTGCGTATTATCCTTCATTTTTCTATTCAATAGATGCAACAACAACGCAAATGGCTTGTCAAAGTGCTTCAGGAGCATATGTTCAAGTAACTTTTGTTGGAAGCGGTCAGCCATTTACTTGGGCGGTCAATGACAGTTTTTCATGGAACATTGTTTACAAGGCGGCCTAATGCAAACCAAAGAACAATACGCCGAACAATGCCGAACTGATAACCCTGAAATGGTTGCAACCGAAAACGGTATTGAACGCAAACTGACCAAAGAAGAATACGACGCAGCTGTTGAGGCTTGGGCATTGATGCGCTGGTATCAAGACAATCCAGATAAGCAACCAATGTCAAGTTGGATTGGTGAACCGTCATGAGAGGGACTGAAGTAATCGTGACGACATCACCAACGCTGGTCGTGCCAGCGTGGATTGGATGGCGCGAAATCATGTTGCACAACATCGGCAACGGAACCGTTTACTTGGGCAGTTCAACGGTCACTACGAGCACGGGTTTTTATCTTGACAAAGCGGCAGGCGTAATCCGAGTACAATTGCCACCGAACGAAACCATTTACGGCATCACAACAACAGGGACAGAGACTTTGACGGCGCTGTTACCAAACGCTTTGTGAAATGGATACTCAGATTGTGGTGGCTTTGGTCGGTGGGGGTTTCGCTGTGGTGGTGGCACTCATTAGCAAAATCGGGCATGACAACAAAAAAGACCACGGGCAAGTCCACGCAGCCTTGGGTCGAATAGAAGAAAAGATTGATCACCATGTTGAAAATCACAACTAAAGACAAAGCAATGTTTGCCAGTTATGCGCGTTCGGTCGTTGGCGCGCTCATCGCCGTTTACTCGACAGGCACAACAGACCCACGTGACTATGGCAAAGGTGCAATAGCAGCAATCATCCCACCATTGCTGCGCTGGGTAAACCCTAAAGACGCGGGCTTCGGGCGTGGCGACAGCCAAAGCTAATCCCAACGCACGGCCCTATACAGGCAACAGCGACGGCGCATCAGCAGGCCCACGTGCCGGCATGAACGAATGGATAAAACAAGCAATCGCAGCATCAAACAACGCCGTTTGGAATAACGGGTCGTGGGGTG